ATTGATATAATTAATACACATGAATTTACTCACCACAATAGCCGCCAAACTTCACCACGCTTTGTTGGTGGATATTTAATATCGTTAAACGTAAAAGTATAAGCATGGATAAAATAAACTGTTTAGAAACGATTGTAGGAGGTTTGAAATGATAAAAGGGAAAGTGATGGCATTGAAAGAGTTTAGATTTAAACAATCTATTAATTGTACGCCTATGATTATTGTAGATTACAATGTGGAAAAAGATAAAATTTATAAAGTAAATTTTATAAATGATAATATATCTTTTATGCTAGGCGGAACGGTTTTTAACTTAAGTAAAAATAGTAATTTATTCGTAAAAGTTGGATGCGGCACGTGCAAGTACCTTAACAAATCAGTTCATTGTGCCAAATGCCAGACTAAAAACCATACTAGCTGGGAATATAAAGGAGCTGAACCAAAAATGGAAAACAAAAATTACATTCCAGAACTTGCTAAAATGTTGGGTCTGAAATGGGATGGTGAAATTAGTAAACCATTTGTAATTAAAGAATATATGGACAAAAATAATTACCACTTTACCAAAAAGACGGTTACTAATTCTAAAGGTGACACGTTCCCTATAATCTTGCAAGCGATAATAAACGGAACATTAACAATTGATCCAGTCATTGAATTTGCAAAGCCGATATGGTGTGCACTTGATAACGACAGATATTTGACAGTATTGTCAAACGGAAATAAAGTAATTGCATTTCAAAGCCATAGTACCGTTGACTATTATCGTTATAAAGCAGGAAACATGTTTGATCCTAGTGCTGTTATACCGTTAAGCCAAGTTGACAAAATTGTGGAAGATATGAAAATGGGATATGAGGTTGGCGACGATGGCGATTCGAATTGATAACCAATTTGATCTTAAACGGTTTGGCATAGAAGCCCCAAAACAATCTAAATATCACAATCAAAAAATAGAAATTGACGGCATCACATTTGACTCAAAGAAAGAAGCCAGCCGGTACGCTGAGTTAAAGCTAATGAAAAAGGCACACATCATTCTAGACTTTGAGTTGCAACCGGAATTCGTTTTGCAAGACGGATATGTTAGGGATGGTAAGAACGTCCAGCCTATTAAGTACAAGGCTGATTTTAGAGTAACGTATGCGGACGGCAGGGTGGTTATTATTGACGTGAAATCTTCGGAGAAATTCAAGACTGATGTTTACAAATTGAAAAAGAAAATACTCTTGTACAAATATCCAGATATTATTTTTAGGGAGGAATATTGATGGACAAATACGAAAAGTTAACCGAAGATTTAAAAGAAGCGTATCGGTTGTCTAAAAAAGCTGTAACTGGTGACGATGGTGGTTCAGCCAATCTTGATAGTACATTTTTAACATTGCCGCGATGGAATGAAAAGAAAGTTATTAAAGCTGTTGGTGAAGCAGGATTGCATTGTGGTGGCAAAGTGCATTGGATTGGCAACGGCTATTTAATTGGCGTTGGTGGTGGACAGGGTGACGATAGGGTAAGGGCTAGGAACGCTTTTGCTAGTTATTTAGAATCGAAAGGCTACGATGCATTACATTTTGATAAAATGGATTAGGAGGAATATTGATGTTTAACTTATCGGAATTACCTCAATTTTTACCACAAAATATGAAATCAGAAGTTAAAAGAATGGTAGAGCGTGAAAAGAATCCTATCGATGATAAATGCGAAGAAATTGCTTCGCATGATTGCCCTAGCCGTTACAACTTGAATGATGACAAAACTATGTGCCACGATAGAGACGTTAATAATCGCTGCTTGTATTGCTGGGAGAAAGCACTGGACGAGATATGACACACACATTAAACTTTACGCGGTCACATAACGGTTATCACTATTCGATGGTTGATGCTAACGGCGATGAAGTGGCAAGCGGTGACGTCCATGCAAAAGACGTATCAATAGCGTATGACATTGTCATGGAAGCGGTAGACGAAATCTTTGGAGAAATAAATTTGGGGGTGATTAAATGAATAGTGAATGCCAAAATTGCGGTGAATGTTGCGGAGTGATCCTTGCCACAAACGCGGAAATAGTAACCATCAAGCATTATATCAGCAAAATGCCAAATAAATACCGGAAAATATTGAAACGGCAAAAGAAAGGTATGTTGTCGTGTTGTTATCGCGACGATGTAAGAAAACGGTGCGCAATCTATGAAGTTAGACCGGAAATATGCCGGGCGTATGGACGATTGAAAGGTCTGCATTGTGATAAGTTCTTTAATGCGGATGAATCTCAAACACCTCAAAGAAATAAGGATCGCAGATTGTTGCCAAATATGTTATAAAATAAATTTTAGGAGCTGAATTATGAAGAACTTTTTAATTAATGCTATGGCGTGGATATTTTTTATTATGGCTGGTTTAGGAATTGTGTGGATCGTGCAGGGCAATAGTTTTTTCATGTATCAATACTTTGCACCTAAATACGAAAATGTACGCAGGACGACGTTTGAGCAGTCCAAGGCGTACAATCAAGGGATGGCGCAACAGCTGTCCAACCAAATGCAAGAATATGAACAGGCTACACAGGAAAGCAAAGATTCGTTGGCAACTATTATTGTTCATGAATACGCTGATTATGATTTAACAGAATTTCAGCCATATCAGCGTACCTTCATAGAAAAATTGCGCAGAGGAGAAAGATAAAATGAAAAAAATAATATGTTTACTTGTTATTGGCATTATGGCGGTTATAATGGCAGGTTGCACACAGGATTCTATTGATAAAGAACAGCACCAACAAGAGCAAATGCAAAACGAATCAATTTCTCAGGTTGGCGTTCCGGCAATAACCAATTTTCAAGAAAAACGCATACTGAAAGAAATTTATGAGCTACGAGATCAAGCGAACTTGTCAACTTATACTTACATTGTGGCACAGCAAACAGGGCAAGTAGTTCTTCTTGGCAAAAGCATTGGTTATGGCATACCGGCTTCAACACAATTTAATAACCCCGAACAAATTGCAACTGGTCATAATAATACAGTAACATTACCGCAAGCCGATCCAAATGGATTATACAGCCCGGCTTCAGCAGAAGGAACATGGGTATTACTTGTTAACCCTGCTAATTCAAAAGAAGTTAAGCCAGTTTATGTGGAACAGCGAATTATTGTTAGCCAATTTCCGTTAAAATAATTTAATAAAATTATAGACAAGTGCTATCAATTGTGATATATTAGATACATGGACAAGCAATATAAAATTAATGAATTCGCAAAAATGATAAACGTTTCGATCTTAACCCTGCAACGGTGGGACAATAAAGGAATTTTAGTAGCACACCGAACGCCAACAAATCGGAGGTTTTACACGCACAGCCAGTATATGGCGTATATCGGTGAAGAAAAGTAAGGAAGCGACAAATTACGAAGAATTGGAAACAAATTTACTGGTCGTTACTTGGTGATGCGATGGTTGGGGCATTGCTAAAACCTTGCAGGGGTATAGGATAAACTGCACGAGCGAAGACGCTTAAATAATGGTGAGGATGGGTTACTGTATTTCCTGTCCTCCTATAAAATAACTGGTGCTCCATGGAGAGTGGATCTGGCATACATTTATATATGATTGTAAGTCCATATGAGTTAAATGATTGTAAGCAACTAACAGCCAGTTTATATATATCTATTGTAAAGAGCGACGGGTAATGAAAAACTATAGTCGAAACTGCGTTGCGTAAAAGCAAAAAACGAATCCCGAAGAGTGGCAGAATAAAAACGGCTAACTCGCTCTTTTTACAATGGATATATGCTAATCACAAGAAAAAATAAAAAACGGAATGATTACACCGTTGGTTAGCTTATAGACGTTATGTCAAGGAAAAGACATAAAAACCCGTGAGTGGACATCAAGTCACGTAAAATAAGCAGGACATGGCAGATAGCTAAAGTACAAAGCTACTAGTATTTAATTCTAGAGGTTGGGCTGTGACTAATAATAGCGACGGTTGGTGGCTATTATTTCTTTTAGAAGTTGAGGGCTGGATCAACTTTCCTTGGGCGGTGGGATGGATAAACCGTCTGAATATGTAGGCGACAAGGGAAATCTTGAAACCTGCTACACCTTCTCTTACAAATAGCATTACGTTTGGCGGTACCGTAAACCGCCATTAATATGGGGTAACATGGTGGCTAAGATACAAATTCCTGATTGATAATTATCAGGTGGAAATAATGGCGTAGGTTCGATTCCTATACCCTTTTAAATTATGGAGGCTGCCAGCTGACAGTGCAAATTGTCATGAAGCTGATTCTTAGTATGCAATTTATGTGGTGTAAATTGTGGGGACAGCCAAGATACACAGAAGGACGGGGCTGTGTATCGTATAAATAGCAACATGGTTCTTATCTGGTGTAGGATTAAATGGTGGCTGTAAGACACTAGCCATAGGTGCTATTTTTTAAAAAGAATGTACTTAGCAATAACCGCGTGGCTAATAACCTTGTTCAGGTGATTGCGAAAATATATAATCCTGCGAATGGGGCAGGTCGAAACGCTATAATGCGTTAGATAGCCGCTGTTGATAGCTTAGAGGTGGATTGTAAAACTATATATCTTTGATGGTGGAAGGATTAAACCATCCCCAATATCTCACTGACGGGGTGATTGCCGGACGTGGGTCATAAAATGTCTCCTTGATGGATTGGGCGGTCGAAAGGTCGCCTAATTTATACATAACATGTCATTTTTGGAACTTGTGTAAGTTCGATTCTTGCAAATGGCGAATATAAAAAGTTCATAAATCGGGGTTGATTAGCTATTGTAAAACAAAGACGTGGTACCACTAATACCACGTCTTTATCCCTATTTATAAACCTTTAGTGGGGGTTTTAAATGTGAAAAATGGAAACGAATTCTTTATGGAATTGTCAAGATGTTTATTTACCGAACCATATTGCAATTTATCTCAAAACGCAAAGTGGCTGTTTGTTGTTTTAAACGAATTAGAACAGAGATACACAGGTGACAATACAGACTTTTTCTTTAGATCAAACGATGATTTAGCGAACGATGCTAATATGAGTTTATCGGCATTAAAAAGGACTAAAATTGAATTAGTAAAAACCGATTTGATAGAAGTATGGAGAATGCATTTTATAAACAAAGAAACTGGTAAGAAGTCAGAGAAGAATGTGACAGCTTACCGTATATTAAAATAAGCAAAGGTTCTACAGCGGACTTTCTGGCGAAGGTTCGATTGGTTATTATGCGAAGGTCCGTGATAGAACCACTATATAAGACTTTGACTTCATATCTAAGACTTAGACTTAATCTATATAAGATTTAGTAAATAACATAGTCGTTTGGGAAACGACGTGTTTTCTCAGAAAGGTGATTATTAAGATGGACTTTGAAGAATTCAAGCAACAGTTTTATAACAAAAAACGTGAACATGATAATGAAATTGATTATCTAAATGTCAAGTTTGCCAACGAAATAAATGAATTTGTGGTGGTTAATATTGAAAAAGTGTTTATTCCGGATGTGACGATGTTAAGCTACAACGACCGTGATGGTGAGATCCGCTATTTGGTGCTTGGCGTATCGCTGAACACTCTTAAATTAAGACTTGGTATATATTATTGCAACGGAAGATATTGCAATCCATACGACCGCGGTGAAGGTGAAACATATACTATTGGTAAGGCGTTTAAAGAGCTGAAAGATGCGACTAGCTGCCTTGATGGTGAAATGATTGAACAAGCTATCAAAGACGATAAGAATAAGAAAAAGGAACGTGATCTCAATAAGTACCGAGAAGCAAAGATAAACGGTTGGAAGGAAGTTACTAAGGCTGGATTTGATGATTTCATGAAAAAGTATTTAGATGATCCGGACGCAAAAGTTAAATTGTCGCAGAACACATGTTTTATATGTGAGCCGATTCAGCATACAATTGAGTGGGAACATAAACCAATAGCCATATACTTGGACGACTGGCTAAACGGCAACACGCGGCATTATAAAATAAAGGATGGCGATTAAATGAACTTTTGGGAGTTTGCTAGTACTTGTCCAGTGGCAGCATTTTTGATAGTTTCTACAATAGGTTTCTTTGGATCGTGGGCAATTGTAAATACTGTAAATTGTATTGCCGATGCAATTAGTGAAAGAAAAGACAATGATAAGAAAGCTGGCGATTGAATGACATTATGGGATGATGTTGATCCAAGATCGATACAAGACATACTTCAAGACTTAAAAACAATGCCGGTATATTATGATTTAACGCCACAACGAATGATTGTCAGCCCTAAACAATATTATTGGCTAAAAGATTGGGAACGCGTAGAAAAGATGAAATGTCGTCGCCGTAGTGCATGGAGAGCAATGCTGATTATGCGAAGAAGTATTAAGCCATGGGAAGGGAAGCGATTAATTGAAAGCTGACCGCGAGTATGCAATCAAGTTATTTGGGAAAATTGTATCATGCAACGCCAAACACAAAACGATTAATCTTCGGCTAGTCAAAAACGATGTTGTGGAGCCGATTAGATTTACCATTGTATTAAACGACGAATGGGGCGATGATATTTGCAAAGATGCTTTTATTCTGTTCAGCAGTATTAGCGTTAAGGTGGGCTTAGAAACACCACAGGGTATACTTGCATACTATCCGATGATTGACGTCACCACGCTAACCACAGCGAGCAGGGAGTATATAATTAAATCATGTTTGTGTTGGGAATGAGGAGGGAATATTGTGGATTCGGTAACAATTGCGGAAGTAGACAAAATAGCTGAATTAATTTTTACAATGTTTATAATTTGGATCTTGTTTGGAAGGAAGTAAAGTTATGAAATTGGAGATCATGTTTGTGCTCAAAGTAACGGGCAGTTTATTTGTTCTGGAACAATTATTGAAATGTATATCGATAAAGACAAAGGACTTAAATATTTAGTGGAACTACACGACAAATCACGGTTATGGTATTTAGAAGAAAATATTGTTTTACCAAAAGAATAAAAAGAAGAGAAAGAAGAGATTGATTATGAAATATCGTAAATTACCAGTTGTAATTGAAGCATTTAAATTTGATGGCGATCTTATGGACACACATGGTAAATATTATGTACCAGATTGGGCAGCACAAGCATTTATTAAAGGCGATTTGTTTTATGCCAATGAAAATTCTAAACTGGCACCATGCGAATTATTCGTTAAGACATTAGAAGGATCAATGCACGTATCGGTTGAAGATTACGTAATAAAAGGGGTAAATAATGAAATTTATCCTTGCAAACCAGACATATTTTTAAAAACTTATGAAGAGGTTATACCACAGCCATTAAGCCCATTAGGAGAATTGGTACAACGAACCGGAAATAAAGATTACATTAATCCATTATCGGACCAAATACAATTAAATAAATTTGGCGATACTTGCAGCTGTAAAACATTAATTAATGCATTCAAAATGCCAATTCCGACAAAATTATTAAAAGATATTGATAAAATTAAAATTGATGGCAAAGAAATCAGTGGCGTGAAGTCGGTTAATGTGCATTTTGACATAGAAGAATTTGCCACGGTGAAAATTGAAATGATTGGCGAAGTTAGCCTAGATGTTATAAATATGGTGCCGGATGTTATAAGCAATAAGCGGGCAGAAGAACAACGTGCTAAAGAACAAAAGCCGCGTAAATATTGGTGATGAAGGGTATCCATCAAGCTGTACAGGATCGTGTAGACATAAGGGCGATGTAAGCCGCAGCAATTCAGCGTGCGGACATTATAGGGAGAGATAAAGTATGGAATATGAACTAATTAATGATGGTGGCAGAACAGATTTAGAATATAGTGTTCGGCAAATTCGATTGGACATAGACAAGTATGAATTTGGTAGAATTATTGATTCTAACTATTTTAGAAGACATTCAAAGGTTGAAATTATTAATCGTGAGTGTGGTGAAATGCAACTACGAATGAGGTTGGAAATTCCGGCATTGTGGCATAAAAGCGTAGAAATAAAATACCCATTGGATTGGTGGCAGTCATTTAAAGAACGTTGGTTTAATAAGCCGCTATTGAAAAGATACCCGGTTCAATACAAAAAGGTAACAGTTAAAGCAGTTGAATTCCATCCAGAAATAGAATGGGAACCGGATCATAGAAATCAAATGTATGTTGCGGTATTTAATTCAAACAGCAATAAGGAGAATAACGATGCAAAGTAAAATTGATTTAGGAACAATTGAAATACCAATAATCGTAATGGGCGAAAAGTTTAGCGTGAAAGTTAAGATTAGCGGTGAGTTAAATATAGAGCATATTGATACCAATAACACATCATTATGCAATTATAGGTTTAGCCGTGATGAAAACATGAAGTATTTGACATTGTTTATTCGAAGCACATTTGGGCTAACAAAAGAAGAACTAGATAGCATGTCAATGACTGCATATATTGATCTGTTGCAAAAGGGAATTGAAAAGACATTTACATTAAAATAGCTGACATAGAAAAACATGCTTTAGGCAATCGCCCTTAGCATGTTTTATTTTTGCTTATTTGGTTTTAATGTGCTTAAGTTTATCGACGACCAGCTTAACTACCCAATCGGATGGATGAGATTTGCCGGCTTCCCAGTCTTCGATGGTGCGAGCTGGTATGCCTAAACGTTTGCTCATTGCCAGCTGTGATAGCCCTGACGCTTTGCGTGCTGACTTAATTTGTGTGGCGGCTGTGATTGTATTGGATTGGTCTATTTTTGCGTTACAGGTCTTTATAATGCCATTAAATGCAATACCAGCGCAGTTGCTGTTTAGTACTTTGCATGTTTTACATACTTCGTTGATATCATTTATTTTGATCATCTCCTTTTGTATCTATTTCGTTTTTAAGTATTTCAGCAAATACAGGCATTATTTCTGATGAAAAAGCAATAGCGCTATGCGGGTACTCCATACATACGTCAAAGCAATCAGTAATGCAATCGCAAATACTTTCCATTTCATGGCTATTATATAAATCATTGTAAACAACATCGGCTGAGCTTCGATCAATGTCTGATATAAAATCGTATGCATCCCTAGCTTTTATTTTATCTTCAATTTTACCGGACTTGCGCCATTTTAAAATGATTTTGTGCCAGTCATCAATAGTTTTGTCAAAGTTAAAATGGTTTTCATCTGAAACCTTGGAAAGTAAATATCTTGGATCTTTGGATATTTCAATTAAAAAATGCTTAAATGACTTTCTGCCATGATTGGTCCAGCGATATTGATAATCACCGTAATCTGATTGACAACTAAAAATTCCACCGTTTTCATCGATGATGAATATTGCATATGACCATTCTTTTGACTGGATTGTGTACTTTTCACATGTTGATTTTGTAAAAGTATAACTCATGAATTATCGTCTCCTTTTAGATTGATTATTTTGAAATGCAACGACTCGCACAACTTGACTGCATCGGAGTAGGTAAACAATTGTTGGTAGCTAAATATCGGCTGCAATCGTCCACCTATCTAATCATAAAAATAAATTTATTTTATTCTTTAAACTCAGCAGGTGTTCCGTTTTTTAAAATATAAAACGTATTTTCTTTTATATTTTCACCATCAATTTCAAAAGATTTAACTGTTTTTCTGTGCCATTCATAACTACTATCTTCTTCCCATTCTGAAAGTATAATCCATGATCCTTTTATTCCTTTTGCTCGTCCTTCAATTCCCAACGAAATAGACACAGATTCTTTCCCTTCTGTGGTAGCCGCTGACTGATCTCCTGTATTGGTAGCCGCTGACCAATTTCCTGTATTGGATTCTTTGTTATTTTTCCAATCAACTTTATTAAAAATAAATTCAACCCCAGCTTTAATAATTCCAGGTAGACCAATTTCAGCATTTATTTTTATTTTTCTTGAACATTTTTTACTATCATTATTGTCTCCATAAACTTTTTCATTTGTTGATACTGTTGCAAATCTGTTTGATGCTGGTTCGTAATATCTAAAAACATCTAGTGGGAACTCACAAAAATGAAACCCACTATTACAAATTATTGCTTCTTTTTCTTCGTATTCTTCACCGACTTTATATTGAAATCCTCTACACTTTAAATCTTTGTCAAATCCTTTATATCCAGTTACCATATTTAAATCCCCCTAATTTTTATTAGAGTGTTTGGCACTCTATAGAGCCTATCGGGTTGATAAGCTCCAACAATGTCAAATATTATTAATAAAATAAATCATTACTTATTTAAATTAAAATTTATTTGTTCAAGGATTTCATCAACTATAACATTAGATGAAAGAGCCTCAAATAATAATTCTTTTGCTTTTATGGTAGAAACATTATTAATACTGACAATGGTATCAATAAGTCGCGAAGTAACATATTTATCATAATCAATTACTTTACCTTTATTTTTACCATCAGTAATTTCTACTTTAAACATTTTCAACCGCCCCTTTGTTTTTATCTATACCTTATTATACCACGTACACCGTGGTTATGCAATAGGTTTGTTAAAAGTTTTTATTTATTATTTTGCACACTTTTTATGCCAAAAGTGCACACTCATGATATAATGTAATAAAGTACGCAAAAAGGGATGCAAAGAGGGATGCAAAATGAGTGAAAAACCATGGAAAGAAGCATATAAAGACTACGCAAAAGGTGCATCGTATGCAGCCATCGCAAAAAAGTATGCAACTACTGAGAATACCGTAAAGTCATGGTATACGCGGCATTGGAAGGATCAAGTAGTTAAAGATGAAGCGTGGAAGCAGGACGCAACTGTAGAAAGTATGCACAATCCAATGATCGAACAAGAAAGTATGCAGCTGATAGATATAAATAAAGGAAAAGTGCGTGAACAGTACCAAAATATCGTCACAAAACAAATTATTGACACTAATCCAAAAGAAATAATGCACACTTATACAAGAAACAATTTGCCAGAGTTAGAACCAAGGGAATCACGCTTCGTTGAGGAGTTCTTGATTGATCTTAGCAAGACTGATGCAGCCATAAGAGCAGGGTATGGAATAGACAGTGCAGCCGCAAAAGGATGTCAGTTATATGACAAGCCAAAGATATACGCTCACATACAAGTCGCATTAGCAGAGCGCAGAAAGAGAACAGGAGTTAACGTTGATACTACTGTTAGAGAATTGGCAAGGATTGGATTTGTTAATCCTGCTAGAGTGGTTGACAAGGATGGGGCGATAAGGGAAGACGCTGATGAAGATGATCTTAGAGCGATCGCCTCGATAAAGATTAAAAGCACATATGGTAAAGATGGTAGCAAGACGGTTGAACGAGAGATCAAGTTCGCCGATAAGAACAAGGCTTTAGAGATGCTAGGCAAGCATCAGGGCATGTTTATTGATAGGCAGCTAATACTACAGCACAACACTAGCGACGTCAGCAACCTAAGCACAGCAGAGCTTGAGAAGGAACTGCGTAAGCAATACAATATGTCAGAAGCTATAGATATAACGCCTCAAAGTAGTACGCATGCAGAGGACATTGACAATGATTAACAGTTAAAACCTGCGAAGGTGCGTAGATGCTACATTCTAATATCATCTTTTATGTATAAGTTAAGATATGCATGGATGGAGGGTTGTATTGCGGTAAAAAGACCATCAGGTCCACCCCACCCCTAATATTTCCAGAATCTAGGAGAAAAAGGCAGCCGCT